TGCCTAGTTCTATTTTCAAAGGTGTGCCAGTACCTGCAATAGTCTGTGAGACATTAATAGTATTGGTTGTACTAGAATGTGATGAAGATGTAATTGTACCTTCAGTTACATTACCAGATGAATCTGTTATTCTTATAGCTCTACCAGCATAGTATGTGCCAGTTAGATCTGAAGATGATGTTATAGTTATAGTATCAGCATCAGATCGTGCAACTGTATATTCTCCATCACCATCACCAAACTCATAGAAGCCTTCACCAATTTGGTTATACATAGCTCTAACATTTGCAATAGTTTCTCTAGCTGCATTGTTTACATTAGAAGGAGCCATGCCTTCAGACCAGTTTACGCTTTGTACAGATGTATTGTTACCTGCTGTAGTACTATATTTACCTGCTCCAGTACCTGCCATATTATCTCCCTGTTAGATTTTTTCTAAATTCTACATATCCAGGATATTTAGGTTTCCTTGGATTACGATACATAGGATGTCCTAAACTACCTAGTAGAAACGCAGCAGCATCTTGTGCTGTTATTTTATCACCATCCATAATTTCTTCAACTATTTTTCTCATTCCAAATGGAACTAAACTAATTGCTGCTTGTCCTGTATAATCAACTACTCTTTGTAAAGAAAGTAAGTCTGCTTTACTTATTGGACTGGGCCAAGGTGATGATAAATATTCTTTATTAAAAAAGAATTGTTCTGCTAATTTTAATGAAGAACCTTGCTTACTTAATAAAGTTTTAACTGGACTAGTTGCCCATTGCATAGGTTCAAAAAACTGTTTTGATAGTGTTAGACTATAACCATTGCCCATATCAATTCTAGTTGGGTCATCATTTTCAAATAAAGTTTTACCAGTAAACATATACTGTATAGCACTTCCACCAGTCGCAAGTATTATAGCAGCTCTTAGTGCATATGCTTGATACAGTTTTCTAGCTAATGGATCTTTTCCTATGCCTGGCATAGTATTTGCTAAAACTCTAAAGTTTGCTGTAGTCCAATCTGGTGCAAATAATAACAATTGTTGATATCTACGACCTTTTGGTGTGTAAAAGTTTTTCTTTAATTCTTTTAAAAATGGATCTGTTGTATCTCTGTATAGTTGCATCCAATTTAAACCACCATACATATCATTAGTAGCAGTAGCTGCCCTATCCATTTTTACTTTTAATGGTATATTAGCAAGTTTTGGATCATCCATTAACATTAATAGATTTGATTGGAATGCATATAATTTACCAACATTAAATACACGATCCCATGTTACTCTATCTATATATTCAAATGGTTTTATAACTAAATATTCAATACCTTGCTTTGCAAGATAACCTGCATATGGAACTTTATTATCTAAATATGACTGTGCGCCTTTAAATATATTATAAAATCTATTTACTGGTATATCATCTGGATGTGAGAATTCTACTCCTGCTTTAGTTGCAGCTTTTAACATATCGTAATGACCACCATTTTTTAACATAGCTCTTGCAGATGTGTTTTCCCATTGAGGTATGATAAGTTTTCCACCTGGTAGATGTTTAAATATTTCACCTAATCCTGTAGCTGATAGTCCTGTTTGTATAGATTGTAATGGTCTAAAACGTGTATACAACATATTGTTGATTAGTGTTTCTGCATGAAAGAATGAGTAACCAACACTAAATCTTTTTTGTAAGAAATTAAAACCTGATATAGCTCTGAATATAGCTCCGTCAGTTCTAGCATCAAATAACATTCTAAGAGTAGGTATAGCTTCTCTTAATACATAAGGAGACATAGCTAATAATTCTTTTGAAGTATATTTACTAGGATCTGTTAATCCTTTTATTAAAGCTGGATGATAGAATCTTACATAGTCTTGTGGATGAGTTAATCCATCAGGTAATGTATTATACATTAATTTAGCATTACCGCCTACTCCATCACTTCGACCAGGTATTTCATATCTGTCTAACATTTGCACTAATCTTCTTTGTGCTAATGCTCTAGTTGCAGAATTTATGTAGCGAGTCATTATATCTGCTACATCTAATGTAAGAGGTTCAAGACCTGCTTTTATACCAGCTTCATATGATGGAAAGTACTTATCAAATTCTGATATGTTTTTACCTTTAAGTGTATTGTCTCTTTTAGATGTATCTAATATTAATTTTTTTAGTGCTTCGCTTAGAGTTGGATCTCCTAAAGCATCACTTTGTCTACCAGAAAATCTCCAATATTGTGGTAGGTAGTTATCATAAAACTTATATCTTAGTTCTGTACCTTGAGTTACTTTATACATTTCATCCAGAACTCTCATAACATCTTTTGCTACAGCTAATTCTGTATCAGATAGTTTTGTTTCTTTAGTTTTTTCTTGTATATATCGTGTTATAGCTTGTCTTCGTTCTAACTGTGGTACTTTTGCAACAACTATTTCTTTCATTCTATTAGAATCTATAGCTGATATTTGCACTGCATTACGATAACCATCTAATAGATAGCCAGTAACCATTTCACCTTTAGCTAATTGTATTTCTTCTGCTTTACCTAGTCTTCTTATATCTGCTTTTGATATAGCAGAGTCAGTATAAAATTCTGGTGTTTTATATAATCCTATATCTTCTAGCTTAACACCTTCTGGTAAGTCCGCTTCTATTTCTTTTATACGAATACCTAGTTCTTCTTTAGATCCTTTTACAAGTTTATCGCCTTGTCTTAACATTTTGTTCCTAGCGTAGATAGAACCACCTGCTTTCCATAAACCTACTCCAGCAGCTGCTGTAGTAAGCCCTTGCCAAAAAGCTCCATCTTTTGGATTAGATAAATAATATCCTACACCACCAGCTAATCCATAAGCTCCAGTAGTTTCTATACCTTTCAGTAATGTTTTGTTATTTATAATAGATCTAATATTAGCATACTTTTGTATACCACCTATAATCATTTGATTATAAGAATCTTTTACACTAGGCATTATTTCATCAATTAATGCTTCATTAACTTTACTTACATATTCAGTTTTATGTGCGTAGTTTTCTTTGGCTTTTTTTTCTAATACTTTATTAGGTAATTTATTGTATCTTTTATTATTTTTAAGTGCTTCAAATTCTTTTACAAAACCTACATATTCATTAACATCTTTAAATTGATTTTTATATTTACTGTTTTTCCATTCTTTGGTTACAGTTGGTATGTCAATATCTCTAATATTATTTATATTTATATCTGATGCTTCAATATCTTTTATTATACTTTTAAGACTTTCTTCAAATACATCTGTACCTTTTGCTGAATCATCTATAATTCTTTGTGCATATGGATCACCTTGCTTAGCAAGATCATCTATATTTTTTTTCATTCTGTAAGTTATTTCATCATGAGTAAGTCCAAGTATTTTACTAGCTTTAGATGATGTACCTGCTCCTAATGCTCCTATTACAAATGCAGCACCACCACCTAACATAACTTCACCTTGAATACGATTAAGATCTAGTTCGCCTGTTTCAGATAGTTGTTGTATTGTACTATAGGTTGCTAGTGTAGGAGTAGCACCAGCTGCTGTTAATGCACCTTTAGTTGTTCTTGGTGCAACAGATGCAACTTTCATACCTATTTTAGTAGCTTGTGCAGCTTTAATTGCCCATCCACCCCAGAACCAAGGTAACAATAAATAAGGATCAGCAACTAAAGCATTAACCATTTCTCCAGCAAACATACCTGGATTACTTTGTATACCTTCTCTAACTTTTTCAAATGAGAATTGTTCATTAGATAAAGCATAGCCATACCTTTGATACATATCAAAGTGTTTCTGGTATTCTGGACCAGATGTTATATTTGGATTATTTTGTAACCAATCAAATGATTCTTGAGCTTGTTTACCTTTAGTGTTTCCACTAGCTAATTGGTATGCAGCTACAGGTAAACTATTATATCTCCATAATTCAAATGGATTTTTTAATGTCTCAATAAAGCCTGGACCTTTTACTTCTTTAGTTGCTTCTAAGTATTCTCTAGTTAGTGCAGGATTTACAAATTGAAAAGTATTAGGTTCTAAGTTTGTATCAAAATTTAATTTTGTTGTAGCCTGTGGAACACCAACACCTATAGCTGATTGAGTAACTGATGCAGGATTAACAAATTTAAATACCATATCATTGATTATTTTGTGCGTTTAATATTTTCATTATTTCGCCAACAACTTCATCTCTACTCATTCCTGGGTTAGCTGCCATATTAGTTTGTATTAATTGTTCTAATTCATTAGGTCTATTTAAAATACTTAAATCAATAGATGGTGCTACTCTATCTACTGCTGGACCATCAAAAAATAACCCTTGACCTGATTCTGGTACACCTTTTTTAAATGCACCTGCTGTTTCATATTTATTTGCTACTAGTCTTAGTGCTTCATTCAATCCTAAATCTTTTATAAGTGGTGCAACTTCATTAGCTATTTGTGTAGATAAAGCATTTAGTTGATTCATAAATGCAGTATCTTTGTTACTTGCATTAGGAAAATAAGTACCCAATATATAATTTCTTGCTGCTTTAGTTACATTATTAAGATTAAAATCTGTTGGAAATGGTCCAGTATCTGTTTTTGTTTCTGCTTTTTCCATTCCAGGAAATAATCTTTCTGTAGAGCCATCTGGATTTACTTTATATTTTAAACCATCATCACCTGTTATTACTTTAGGTGCTTTAGCTTCTTTAGGTTCATTCATTTTACCTTTGTAATATTCGGTCATTGTTTGAGATTGTTGTAATCTCGCATTGTTATATGCAGCTTGATATAATTTTTCTTGTGTTTCCCTTCTCGCTTTAACACCTGATAATAATATATCTGTAAAATCTCCACCACCTTTAGCTGTTTGGTGCATCATAAGAGCTTCGTATACTCCTGGATTACTCAATGATTCAGAAAATTTGTTTGCAATATTATTTAAACTAGAAAAAAAACCATCATCTTTTTTATTAGACATAAGTGTTCCTGATAGTTCAGAACTTAATTCTGCAATATCAGTGTTACCTGTAGCATTAATCATATTTGTAATATCTAATTGAGTTGAGTCTTCTGCCATAATACCTCCTTACATTCCTAAAAATCCGCCAAGTCCACCAATGATTGCTCCTGGTCCACCAGGAAACATCATATTACCCATATATGCTCCAGTTAAACCAGATGTTATTGGTGATGATGCTTGACCATATTCTGTTTGTGGCATACTAAATTTTGCAGCTGGATATATAAAATCTGAAAATTGACTTAATCTAGAAAAAGGATTTTGTTGACTAAAATTAAATCTATCTATTTGTTCTTGTAGATTTCTAGCTGCCATATCTTCTTGCATAGTTCCAACACCCATGATTCTATCAATACCTTGAGATTGTCTTGCATCAATATCTTGTTGTAATCCTGCTAAATTCTGAGATGCACTTAGTTGTCTACCAATCATTGAGTCAATTGCATTTTGTTCTGCTCGTCTTTCTGCTTCAGCTTGGCTTATTGCAAATGGTGAATAGGCTTGTGTAAATGCTCTAGTGGCTGCTGCTTGTGCAGCTGGACTAGTTCCTGTTCTACCCATAGAACCAAATCTTGTAGCAATATCTCCCATTACACCTGATCCTATAGCTTCTCTTACACCTGATAAGTAGTCAGCTTGTGGAGTCAATTGACTATAAGCAGATGGCATTACTCCAGATGCAAATCCACCTAAAGTAGATTGTGCAATATCTAATAAAGGGCTAGCACCTGTTTGTGCAAATCCCATAGACTTTTGTAAATCCATCCCAGCTTGTGTTTCTGGTGCAAATGGTATTACTCTTGAACCTGGAAACATTTGAGTTCCTATATCGCTTCCATATAGGTTGGCAGCTTCTGCCATTATATCACCTACATATGGTTCGGCTGGTTCGTATATACCACCGCCTGATGCTACTATAGGTACATCGTCACTACTTGACATATTAGTCCTCCAATTTTTTTTCTAACAAAAAGTGTGTTGTTTTATAATTATGTTTTTTAAGTATGCGTGACCATCCTGGTCTTGCATATGTTTCTAAATGACTACAACCTTTTTCTTTAGCAAAGTCTTCAATTGTAGTTATTTTATCTTGCCACAGTTTTCTATCTTTACCGGTAACAATAAATAAATTTAAAGATTTAGTATTGGGTCTTTGTAATATTTTACTAACTATACAACCCTGATATTTAGTTTTTCTTTTTTCGTTCCATAAAATCCATAGCTGTGCCTTGTCTTCATAAAGTTGTTTAAGTACATCATTTAAGTTATAATGATTACCTGAAAACTTTAATGCTTTATCAATAGAATCAGTAACAAACTGTTCAACATCTTTAACTTTATCTGTAGGAATAAGTACAGGTATGGTCATGTAATTTCTAAATAACTACATACTATATGCAATCTATCTGCTGTAGCTGCTGTAGCTTTTAATATCTCTCCTGTTGTTAAAACTAACGGAGCTGCAAGTAATTCTGAAGTTCCATTAGCTGTAATAGTTTTAGTCTTAAATAAACTAAATACATCTGATCCGTTACACTTGTTGATGTAAGATCTACTTTACTATTTTTATAAGTATGTGCCATCTTTTAAGTTTTTCCAAAATTCATCTAAAGGATTATCATGTTCACAGTATGCACAATCACATTTACTACAAGTTTCATCTTTATCACAATGACAAGGATGATTACAATTTATGCAAGAAACCATGCTGATACCTCTTGATTTTCAGTATTATGAAAAGTAATTAACTGATTAGTAAGATCTTCTACAATCCTTTGAAAGTCTTCTGGACTATCAATGTACTGATAGATGTATTCTAAGTTTTGTTTACTAGCCATTATCTACCACCAAAAAAGCCTCTTGAAGTATTAGTTTCTCTAGAAAGTCTGTCTTTTTCTTTTTCTCTTTGTTTATTAAGACCGCCTGGATCGGTAACATTTCCAGCACTGTCTCTTGTAGGACCAGTTGTTGTGCCTGTTTGAAAAGCTCTGCGTCTTGCAGCTTCAGCTTGTTCATCTGTTAAAGCACCGCTTGGTCTATTTTTAGCAGCTTCTACAAAGAAATTAGCACCAGCTTCGTCACCAAATTGGTTGCCTACTTGTTCTGCTAAATCTGATATGTTTTGTGGTGTACCAGCTATAGCATTTTTTATTAAATTACCTGGAGTATTACTTAATAAACCAGACATAAACTTATTAAATTTATAATCTGCAGAATCTTCATCAAGTTTAGTTACAGTTCCATCTGAATTAATTCTAAAACCTTGATCTCCAACAAATTGAGTTCCTACTGCTCCTAATGGTGCAGACCCTCCTCTTAAAAATCTTTCTAAATTTTCTCTACCATCACGATCTCTGCTTGCAGATGCTGGTCTAGCAGGTAATGGTTGACCCATAACAGGTGATGCTCCTCTAGGTCTTCCATCTAGTCCTATTAAACCTTCATCTGTTTGATATATATTTTCAAAAGTTGGAATATCATATTGAGGTATGTTTGTAGTAACTTGTCCAGTATTAGGATCAACAGAAAATGATACTTGTTGACCTGGTGTTGAAGTAGGTGTCATCATAGTATTATATCCAGAACCAGTAAGTAATCCTTCATAACTAGCTCTTGTTGCATTAAATGCTGCTTGTTCTGGTGTTGGATATGATAGCGATTGATATCTTGCTCTGATTGCATCAAAGTCTGCTGAGTTTCCTAATAACATTATCTATAACCTTCTTTTATTGCTTCTATGTCTATACCCTGTGCATCATTCCAAGTAGTAGATGCTGGTATTTGCATATTAAATTTAAAATATCTTGCACTTTTATGGAATGGTATTGTGCCTGTAGCGTGCATACTTGCAACAGGTGATGTAGTTGATTGTGAGTCTCCAACCCTATTTCTTATAGTTAAAGATCCAGTAGCTGATGTTGTATCTACAATAGGTCTGATATGGGTAACTAATGATCTATTTTGTGGAAATAATTCTGTTTCTCCTGTTCCTATTTCACAAGCAAGGTTAGCACCTTCAAATGTTCCAAATTTATTTGTTGTATCAAACACACCTAATGATCTTAATCCACCTACAAATATATCACTATCAAGTGGTACATTGATTGCATCTAAATTATTAGAACCTGATGATGGATAATTATCTAATTCATCTACAGTAAAACCAGGTGATATATAATTAAATATCATTTGATGTGATAGTTCAACAATAGACCATCTTTGAGTTTCGTAATTGTAAACTATTAGTTTATCTGTTACGCCAGATGCAGTAGATGGATATGACCAAAGAACTAATTTATTCTTATAGTCAACAGCTGCTTTTACTCGTTCTCTATGTGCAAATCTTAAATCATCAAAGAAAAAACGATCTACTTTACCATTACCGATTGGTTGAGATTTATTACCATCTGTTACTCTAAAACCATCTTCTGATAAAAAATATACAAGATTACCTACTTTAATAACTGTTTTACCTTGCACTGCTCCTATGTTATCTTCAATACGCCTAAAAGAAAATATTACATTACCACCTCTATAGTCCATTCTAGTAATTCTATTTTCTTGAAATATCAAACCAAACTGTCCACCTGTTACACCAGTAACAACTCCACCTTCTGGTAAATCTTCAAAGTCTGCTTGGTTTGTACCTGCTGTCCAACTAGTAGCATCATTAACTGCTGACCATTGTACTCTGTTACGAGCAGTAGGTTGAAACCCAGTAACAACAAAATTGTTTACAACTGCTGCGTGTCTAAATGATGGTGGTGAACCACCTAATGCAGCAAAGTCTGTTGATGTATCTAATGACCATGCTCTAGGTGCATCAGTTCCATTGAATGCAATTACTGTTTCTCCAAACTTTACAAAATCCCAATAACCATTATCTGCTGTATTATAAGTAACTCCAGCACTTTCATCTGTTACTGAGTTAGCTTGTATTTGATATAGCTTACTAGAATCACCTGCAAAGATTGTTACATTACCACCATCAGATGTAAATGATGCAGCTCCTTGACATCTATTATCTAGAGCATTTACAGTAGCTTGTGTAATACTTTTCCAAGGTCTGTAACTATTTACAGCAGGATAAACATTCTTAGCTTCAGTTGCACCAGGATTAATATGATCTGGTAGGTCTGGTAACCATTCTCCAAAAGGTACTTGCATTATTTTACGTTATCAAAATTATTAATATTAATACCTGATCTTTGTACAAGAGGCGCACCATTATATTTATCTAATGCATCTGCATCTTTCACTTGTTGCAATGCAGCTTCATACTGTGCTTTAAATTGTGTAACAGTTGTTTGATCCATGCCTCTAATAAATGTAGATGCAAAGTATAATGCACCATAAAGATATACATCAGGATGATTAGTTAAAATAAAATTAGTAGCTGTGCTACCATCTATACTATCAAATGCTTTATAAAAAGTTAATCTAGCAGTTACTGCTGTATCAGGCACAGGACTAAATCTAAAGTTAGAACCTTCTATAGAAAATAATCTTGGTGTTCCTGAATTGGTATGACCTTGTGTATCAGCTTGATGAAATGCTGTAGCTAGTTCTAATGTTTGGTCTGGCGTAGAACTTGTAATAATAAAACTTTTAACTTGTAAGAATCCTGTTGGTAATGCTTCTGTTTCTGCATCTATTGTAAAAGAACTATTTACATTTTCCATAGCTCTTACTCTTAATCTTCTATTAAAATCTGCTTCTGTTAAATCTATAAAATCATCTATTTCAGATGTTAGATCATCTCTAGCAAGAAAGTTTGCAATAGAGGTTTTTAAATTTGTATAACTATCTAATGCCATTATAATCTTTTATCTCCTGTTCTAAAGAACATATACTCATTACTGTTTACCATTTCTTTAATAATCTTTTTTTGTTCTTCTAAATTTAATTTATGATAATTAGAATGACCAAATCGTTCTTTAGTTTTAACTTTTAAAGCTATCAATGGTATCTGAGCTATGCGTTGTAAATTACCTTTTTGATCAATATTATTTTGTGACCATTTGTTTTCTTCTAATATATTTGTAGTATCTTGTGTACTTTTTACTACAAGTTTACGAGTGCCTCTATCAATATGTATCGGTTGATTTTTATCGTATGGATTATTAGTCATACAACAACAAGTGTACCAGTAACTGTAACTGTTGCTGCAAATGTAATTGGTCCAGCTAATACAGCACTAGTTATTATTTGATCTTTGTTTATTTCAGAATCATGTTCATGTATAGTTTCACCTGCTGGTGCATCACCTATATATTGAACACCACCTACTGATGTTATTGTTGCCATGCTATCTCCTATGTACTAATTGAATCAACTACTGATACCCATACATCAATACTGTCTGCTGTACCAGCTTGTCCTTTTAAGATATCTCCACTTTGTAATACAAATTTAGCACCACCTT